AGGGCTGCGTATCCCCCCGAGTCAGTGTTGGCGCTTTGTGGCGACGTACCGGCGCAGGGCTCGCCTGACGGCGTCGCTCACGCTCTCGCCTTTCTGGCGAGCGCGCTCCTGTGCCGCTTGCCATAGGTCGTCGTCGATGCGGATCGCGCGGTTCGGGGTCCTAGGTGCATTGGGCATGGGTCCATTGTCGCATATGCACCGGGTGGTGTGGTGCATGTGCACCTGTGCTAGGGTGAGTCGCATGGAAGAAGCTGTGACTCATATCGAGCGCGTCCGTCCCTCCGCTGATATCCGCGCCGAATTGGCCAGCGCGGGCCGGCCAGTGTTCCTAGCCTTCTCGTGCGGCAAGGATTCCCTGGCCGCGTGGCTCGCGCTCCGAGATTCCGGCGTGGATGTGGTCCCGTACTACCTCTACGGCGTCCCCGGCCTGCGGTTCGTCGAGGAAAGCCTCGCCCGTTTCGAGCAGACGTTCGGGGTCCGGATTCACCGACTGCCGCACCCCAGCCTGTATCGGCTGCTGAACAACTTCGTCTTTCAGCCGCCGGAGCGGATAGCGATCATCGAAGCGGCAAGGCTGCCGTCGCCGAGCTACTCGCAGGTCGTGGGCTTCCTGCGCGAGGACCTCGGATTGCCGGCGGACACATGGATTGCGGATGGCGTTAGGGCCGCGGACAGCATCTTGCGCCGGCTGGCATTCCAGAAGCACGGACCGATGAAGCCGGCTAGCCGTAAGGTGTCCGTGGTGTGGGATTGGCGCAAGGCTGCCGTGATGGGTCGGATCGAGCGCTCAGGGATCGCCCTCCCGCCGGACTATGACTGGTTCGGACGGTCTTTCGATGGGATCGATGCGCGGTTCCTCGGTCCGCTGCGAGAACACGCGCCTGATGACTACGCACGCGTGTTGGAGTGGTTCCCGTTGGCCGAGATGGACCTGTTGAGGCCTGGGCTATGAGTCTTCAATTCGGTAAGGCCGGGAAGAGCGCCAAGGGCAAGTCTTTCATCGCGAGGGCGGGTGAGGTTCCGGACCCGTTGGCGGACGTCGAGTACACGGGCTCAGTTGAGGTTGATGCGGCGGCCGAGGTGTCGGCGTTAGAGTCGGCTTTCAAGGCGCGCCGCGTTGCCGAGGATCGCCGGTTTCGGAATGCGACAGATTCAGAGTTCTGGTTCGCGGTCTACTTCCAATCGCGTGCAGAGAAGGAATCGTTCCTCCGCGCGATTGGAGCACTGAGACTTGGCGATAAGTACATCGACGGCGCGGCACTGGCCAAGGTCCTAGGTCTAGACATCGAGCGCGGGGAGGAGGTGGACCATAATGCGTAATCGAACCGGCCCCAGCGCCCGGGCGCGCGCGCGGACCGCTGCGGCCGTGGCCAGTTTGGCCAGGTCCTCGCTCACCTGATGGAGCAGCCGCAGCTTCCGGCGGGCATTCCCTGGCCCGATGTGACCATGAAGTGGTGGGCCGAGGTTGGCAAGTCTCCGGAGGCTGCGGCGTGGACGTCGTTGCAGTGGCTGTCGATGCTGGACACGGCGCTATGTCACGCTGATGTATGGGGCGGGAATTTGGATCGACTGCCGGAGTTGCGGACCCGCCTGGCGGACTTTGGCTTCACGCCGGCGAAGGCTGGCGCGCTTCCGGCTTCCGGCAGTGTGGCATCCCCGGTGGATGAGTTCACGAAGCGCCGCCAAGAGCGGAGGGCTAAGTGAGGCGCGGCTCCCAAGAGCCTCGGTTTGCCATCGCACCGGCCCCGGCTGGCTGGTCGATCGACGATGCTCGGGATACCGCGGCGTTCGCTGCGGCGTACCGGCTGACGCTGGACCCGTGGCAGGCGTTGACGTGTGAGACGTGGATGCGTCGGACGCGCCGGGGATTGTGGTGTGCGAACACGTGGGGCGTGACTGTCGCGCGGCAGAACGGCAAGAACTCCGGCCTAGAGGCTGTCGAGCTGTACGGCATGGTCGTCCTCGGCCTGCGGTTCCTACATACGGCGCACGAGGTCAAGACTGCCCGCAAGGCGTTCCTGCGGTTGCTCGCGTTTTTCGACAATCCGCGCGAGTTCCGCGATTTGGCGGCGCTGGTCAAGGAGGTCCGCCGCACCAATGGGCAAGAGGCGATCCTCCTGCACAATGGCGCGTCGATCGAGTTCGTGGCCCGGTCGAAAGGCTCGGGCCGTGGATTCACCGTCGACGCCCTGGTCCTTGACGAGGCGCAGGAGTTGCGGGACGAGGAGCTTGAGGCGTTGTTGCCGACGATCTCGGCGGCGCCTTCTGGCGATCCGGTGGTGATCTACATGGGCACCCCGCCCACGGATGACGCGTTGCGTGAGGGCGGTAAGGGTGAGCCGTTTTTGCGGGTGCGGAATGGCGCGATCCTGGGGACGGCGAAGCGGACGGCGTGGGTCGAGTTTTCGATCGATGTTGATCTTGATCGGTTGAGTGATGAGCAGATCCGTGCTGTCGCGGTTGACAAGGGGAATTGGTATCTGACGAATCCGGCGTTAGGTTTTCGGATCACCGAAGCGGCGGTGCAGGGGGAGCTTGAGAAGTTCTCGCCGCGGTCGTTCTGCAAGGAACGGTTGAACGTGTGGCCGGTGGCGCAGGAGGGATCGGGAGTCGCGGCGTTCTCGGGCGACCTGTGGCGCGACCTGGCGATCTCGTCCGCCCCGGAGTCGTGGCCGCTCGCCGCGGTCGGTCTGGACATGGACGCATCGGGTCGACTGTGGACAGCGTTTGCTGCGCACGGTCCCGACCCGAGCGTTCACGTCGAGGTGCTGCCGGATGACCTGTTAGCCGCAGGTGCTGATGCGGCTGTGCGGTGGATCGTGCAGCGGTGCCGGAAGCGGCTGCCAGTGGTGATGCCGGCCGACTCGGGCGCCTCGGTGCTGGAGCCGGCACTTCGCGGCAAGGGTGTCAAGGTTTACCGGCTGAACGCGACCGAGTGCACTGTGGCGTCTGCGGGTTTGGCTCAGGCGATGAAGGATGGCGAGGTCTCCCACTTGGCGGACCCGCTGCTGGAGAAGGCGATCGGCGAGGCGACCCGCGAGGACGTGAAGGCTGGTGGCTGGCGCATCGGCCGAGCTGGCGAGTGGTCCGGTGCGCCGGAGTATGCGGTGGCGTGTGCCCGCTTGGGCGCGGTGAAGTGGAGTCGGCGGGCAGTGCCACGCGGCGAGTCGGTTTTTCGGTGAGGGGGTGCTCGCGGCTATGAACATGGCGGATGCGCTGGAGACAGTGCGCAACATCCTGAACGGACAGTGGTCTGCCGAGCAGGCCCGCCTCGACCGGATCAAGGACGCGCTCAAGGCTTTCCGCACGAGTGACGAGGTCGCCGCGTCGATGTCGATCCCCGACAGTGCGCCTGCCTTGATGAAGGACCTGGCACGCAAGTCAGAGACCAACTATCTGCCGCTGCTGCTGGACACCTATGGGCAAGTGCTCAAAGTGGACGGCTATCAGTCGGCGACAGCGGACGATATGGCGTCGCCGTGGGCGGACTGGCAGCGCAACCGGATGGACGCGCGACAGACGGGGCTCCACCGCTCGACGCTCCAGTACGGCACGGGGTACGCAAAGGGACTCCCGGGCTCGCTGGCGGACGGGTCACGGGCTCCAGTGGTGCAGCTCTTCTCGCCGCGCCGCATGGTGGCCCTGTATCAGGACGCCGAGTCGGACGAGTGGCCGATGCTCGCGCTCCATCTTGATGGGCAACATTGCGTCCTTGTGGATGAGGAGCAGGAGTACTACTTCGGCATCGAGCGCGTGGGGCGCCTGTGGGAGACACAGTCAGACCGGAGCCGGACGCTTTCTAGCGCTGGCTGGCTGACCCCGATCGAGACGCGTCGGCACGGCCTCGGCTTCGTGCCGGTGGTCCGCTATCAGGACCGGATGCTCCTCGCGGGCGAGGAGCAGATGGGCATTGTCGAGCCTCTGCTGACGATCCAAGAGCGGATCGATGAGACCACTTTTAAGGGCATGGTCTCGCTGCACTTCGAGGCATTCCGGCAGCGGTACGTCCTGGGCTGGGTCCCGAAGAATGAGGCCGAGGAGCTGAAGGCGAACGCGGCTTTCATGTGGTACCTCAACGCCAGCCCCGATGAGGTGAAGCTCGGGTCTTTCGAGATGGGCGACCCGAAGAACTATTTGGAGCCTCGCGCGCAGGCTGTCCGCGACTTTGCGGCCATTGGGCAGATCCCCGCGCAAGCGCTCGGCGTGGACGGCATCTCCAATATCTCTGACGCGACGCTCGCCGGACTGGAGGCGGCGAAGAACCGCCGCGCGGGCGAGATCATGACTTCGCTCGGGGAGTCGCACGAGCAGCTCATGCGCCTGTGTGGTCACATCCGCGGTGATGACGTGGCGGCGGGTGACTATGAGTCTGAGGTGCGCTGGCGCGATTTCGAGGCACGGTCTTTCGCGGCCACGGTAGACGGACTTGTGAAGCTCGTCGGGCAGCAGCAGGGCATCCTTCCGCCCGAGATGGCCGTCGAGATGGTCCCTGGCATCACTCAGCAGCAGGCGCGACGGGCGAAGACGGCGCAGCAGCGGCAGCGCATCGCCGGGATAGTGGACGGCCTGACGGGTGCCGTCAGCAAGTGACGTCTCGGCGCTCGCTCGCTCGCTGAAGGCATTGTCTGCGGCGGCATCGCGGGACCTGGCGGAGGTGTGGGCGTCACTGCCTGACCCTGGCGACCTGGCCGCGGTCCGTGTCGCGCTGAATGGTCGCTGGCCGGAGATCGTCGCGGCATACGCGCAGGTCGGCACATCGCTGGCGGGCGACCTCGTGGAGGTATGGGCGATGGACGCGGGCTTGCGCCCGAAGGTGGTCAACGTGGCGCCCGTGGACCCCGAGCGGGCGAACGCGCGCATGGGGTGGGCGATCGGCACCGACTCCCAGCTCGGCGCGCTCACGGTGCTACTTGACGAGCTGGTGAAGCAACCAGCGCGGTCGCTCATCCAAAAGTCGGCCGTCGCGTCGGGAGGCGCGTGGGCGCGAGTGCCGGCAGGTCCCGCGACCTGCAAGTGGTGTCTGATGCTGGGCTCTCGCGGCGCTGTCTATACGACTGAGGGTCGGGCCGGTGGAGACGGCCGACGATTCCACGGGGGCGATTGCGACTGCCAGATCGTCCTCGTCCGTGATGAGCGGGACTATCCCGAGGGCTACGACCCTGACGCGCTCATGGAGCGCTACCTGACTGCGCGCGACGCGGCCGACTCTGGCCGACCCAGCGCGATCCTCTCCGCCTGGCGAGACGCCGAAGGCGGCCACTGAACCACCCCGAACGAGGGGGATCGCCCACGACGCGCGATTAAGCGTCGGTGCTTGACCTGACGAGGAACGGAAACCGCATGTCCGATCGGCTGATCACCCCTGCCCCGCTGCCGCCCGCCGACGCTGATACCAAAGCGCCGGATGCCGCGACGACGCAGGATCCGCCCAAGACCTTCACCCAAGAGGACGTCGACCGCGTCGTCTCCGATCGCCTGACGCGCGAGCGCGGGAAGTTCGCGGACTATGACGATCTGAAGGTGAAGGCCGCCGAGTACGACAAGGCGCAGGACGCGGCAAAGTCCGCCGAGCAGCGCGCCGCCGAGCAGGCACAGAAGGCCGCCGATGATGCCCGTATCGCGGGCGAGCGTGCGGACCGCGCCGAGCTAGGTGTTGAGCACGGCATCGGGAAGGACTTCCTTGACCTGCTGGGCGGCGGCACCCGAGAGGACATGTCTGCACGCGCTCAACGGCTGGGGCCGCTCTTGGCGGCACAGCGCGAGAACGAGTCAATCAAGGCCGAACTTGCGGCCCTACGCGACGGCAAGACCCCGCCCTCGCAGCGTCCGACCGTCAATCTCCAGTCCGGTGCATCGCCGGCGCCGGAGCAGCAAGACGACGCATTCCCTGCGCACTGGATACCCCAGCGCGCCAACTGATTTCCCAGCGAAAGGAACCCCCTCGTGGCTAACGAGTGCATCCCCCTTTATCGGCCGGGCGCTGACATCACCTGCATTGCGGGCGGTGCCATCACCGGCAAGACCTTCGTCAAGGTCAGCGTCGGGCTGAACCCCGGCAACCCGTCGAGCAATGTCGACTCCACCCTGGCGACTGTCGTCACCAACACTGCCGCGGGGCGGGCATTCGGGGTTGCTGTCGCCGACGCTGCCTCTGGTGCCCGCGTCGCGGTCATCACCGGCCCCGGACATGTTGTCCCGGTCACCTGTGGCGCCGCTGTCGCGGCTGGCGCTGAGGTCGAGTCGAACGCGACCGGCCAGGCCATCACCCTCGCCTCTGGCAAGGTCCTCGGCTATGCCGTTTCGGCGACCACGGCGGCCGGCCAGGACCTCTTCGTCCGTCTCGCCTGAAAGGAGCCGAGAGATGCCCACTGCATACAACGCTTCGGCGTATCCCCTGTCCGCGCCCGTGATCGCCGGGTCGAACATCACCGTCTCGATGATGCTCAACCAGCCGACGCGCATCACGCGCTACCTGTCGGCGCTGCCGCTGCGGAACTTCATTTCCCCGCTGTTCTTCAGCAACCCGACCGGGGTCACGGGCGGCGGCGTGGTCTATGACCAGCTCACCCTCAACGACCTCTTCTCGACGCGGGATGTCCAGACCGTCGAGCCGGGCGCGGAGTTCCCCATCCTCAACGGCGAGACCCCGACCCCGCTGTGGGCTGGCGTCGAGAAGGATGGCGGAAAGTTCTTCGTCACCGACGAGGCGCGGGACCGCAATGACGGCGGGACGATCCAGCGCGAGGGCCGCAAGGTGCTCAACACGATCGTGCGCAAGCTTGATGGCAAGGCTGTCGCCGCACTGAACGCGGCCATGACGGCGTTCCCGACTCAGGTCGTCGCGGGGCACTCCTGGTCGTCCGTGGTCACGGGCGGCGCAAGCCAGACGAACAACTCCGGCTGGCCGGCGGCGGACCTTGCCGCGGCGCAGGCCCTCGCGGACCAGCAGGAGCTCGGTGTCGTCCTGGACACGCTGGTCGTGAACCCGATCCAGAAGGCGTCCCTTGCGACCGTCTATGGTCCTTCCTTCCTCGCGGTTCTGGAGGCCAGCGGCATCCAGAACTTCATGGCGTCCAATCGCGTGGCGGCGGGCACGGCCTTCCTGACGGAGTACCAGCAGGCCGGTGAGCAGCGCTTCGAGAAGGGGCTCGACACTGAGACCTGGCGCGAGCAGTTGACGCAGCGGACGTGGGTCCAGTCCGACGTCCGGGCGGTGCGTTACGTCACCAACCCGATGTCGGTCGTGAAGCTGACGGGCCTCGCCTGATGGCTACCCGCACGGTCCGGATCGGCGTGATCGCCTACCGGCGCGAGGACATGGACCACATTGGCGCGTGGGGTTTCCACGGCGAGAAGGTCAATGTCCACAAGGACGACGTGGAGCGCTTCGACTCGCTCAACGGCGGCGAGCCTGCGGAGGCGGTGCTGCCCGCCGCTCCCGTGGTCGAGGATGGGCAGGCCGACGGGCAGCCTGATGCTGCTGCGCCGGATGCCCCCGCGGTGGACGGCACAGTCGCTCCGAAGGGTGGCGCATCCCTCGCCACATGGCGGGAGTATGCCGCCACGCTCGGCGCGACCGATGCCGACCTCGACGGCAAGACCCGGGACGAGCTGCGCGAGCAGTTCGGCCCGAAGGAGTAGGCGCGCATGACCGCCCTCGTCCTCACGGCGTACGACTTCGCGGACCATGACCTGCCGGTCAAGCCCGGCAGGCTCGCGGCCCTGATTGAAGACTCGCTGGCGACGGCGGTCATGCATGCCCCCTGCCTGGCGGGCGCCGACCTCACGGACGCGACGGCCGCCGCAGCGAAGGCAATACTTCGCGCGGCGGTCGTCCGTCAGGCCGAATCCGGTTCGGGTGCATTGCAGTCCGAGACTTTCGGGTCGCACTCCTACACGCTCGACAATCGGCAGCAGCGGACGGGCGCGTTCTGGCCGTCCGAGATCGCGCAGTTGCAGGCGCTTTGTGCGGAGCCGGCGCGCGCGGCTCACGTCGGATGGCTGGCGTAGGTGGGATTCTTTCGCCTGGAGCAGGTCGACTTCCTTGCGCCGCAGGTCACCACGAATGACTATGGCGACCGGGAAGAGGACTGGTCTGAGCCGGTGACCACCAGCTCGGATGCCGCGCTCGTCGAGCCGATCAGCTCCGATGAACCCAGCAGCCTCGACCGCAAGGCCGTGACGATCGGCTACCTCCTCAAGTTCCATCACGAAATCCCCGTGGGTCGACTCGACAGGGTGCGAGTCCGTGGCCGCGTGTGCAGCGTGGAGGGAGAGCCGGCTGTGTGGCGCTCCGGCATCACGGATCGCGTTGACACCCTCGTGCAGACGAGGTTTGTCAATGGCTAAGACCAAGCTCAACCGCGCCGGCGTCAAGGCGATGCTCAACGCCCCGGACGTGGCGGCGATGCTGGCCGCGGAGGCTGATCAGGTGCTTGCGCGGGCTCAGGCTGGCGCTCCGGTGCGCACGGGCGAGTATCGCGACTCTCTGCGCGCGTGGGTGGATCACACGGACCGCGCGGTGGCTCGCGTGGGCTCCGATGTGGATCACGCGCTGGCGGTGGAGGCCGAGACCGGCAATCTTGTGCGGGCGCTCGGATGACGTGGCAGCCCGCGGCGGTCGAGCCGGTCGATGTCGAGTTGCGCGCGACGGCGTACCTGCGCGCTAACCTTCCTGGCGTCCACGTGGGCGTGTCTCGCCCGACCGAGGCGACCACCCCCTACCCCGAGCGCGTCGTCTCCGTCAGGCGCGACGGCGGGCCGATTGACGGTGTGCTGGACCGCGCTCGAATCGGCTTGAATGCGTGGGCTCCGACCCGCAAGGACGCGCGGGACTTGGCCGCTGATGCTGTCCGGCTGCTGCTGGGCTGGCCTGCCACTCTCGCGACGGATGCGCCGGTCATGGCCCGCTGCACGATGGCCCCCTCGATCGTCTCGGATGACGAACCTCCGCGCTTCTATGCAGTCCTCGCGCTGACTTTCCGGTCAGTGTCCTTCTGACCTTCCTCAAAACACACCCTGCCGCGCGCACGGCGATCCTCCCCACCTATCAAAGGAGAACCCGCAATGCCTATCGACGCGCCAATCCTGAGCCTTGGGAATGTCGGCGGTCCCGTCTCTGGCTTCGTCGCTTTGGCTCCGCTCGGGACCGCGCTGCCGACTTCCTTGACGGCCACTATCAACGCTGCTTTCCGTCAGGTCGGCTACCTCGATGACGACGGCATGAGCGAGGTCCACGACGAGTCGCGCGGCGAGATGCCGTTGTGGCAGAACCGTGCGACCCTGGAGTTCATCGAGTCGGCCAAGCTTTACATTGAGGGCAAGTTCGCTGAGACCGGTTCGGTCGCGGTGACCGAGTTCTGGTACGGGACGACGGTCACGCAGACCGCTGCGCACGGCTCCTACCAGATCCGCAAGGGCCGTACGTCGGGCCGCAAGGCGGGGGCGTTCCTCGAGATCTTCCAGTCGGGTGAACAGCGTCTCGTCGTGTCGAGCGACTGCGAGGTCTTCAAGAACGGCGACGCCGAGCGCAACGCGAAGAGCGGCACGGTCTACCCCTTCCAGATCGCGGTATATGACGACCCGACGGTCTTCGACAGCCGGCTCAAGACCGTCTGACGGATCTCCCCGGCGCGGTTCTTGCGCGAGGCCGCGTCGGGGTCCTCATTTCTCGCGCTGAATCCCTCTCGCTCGCGCAACTAGAAAGGCACGCGCATGCCCAAGACTGAGCCGAAGATGACGGCTGCCCCGACTCCGCGGCACATGGTGGCCGGTGACACGTTCGTGTGGAACTCGCCTGACCCGGAGGTTGGCGAGGTCCGCATCCCGCTCAAGTTCAAGACCAAGATCCTGCGCAAGGCGAAGGAATTGCAGGACGACGACTTGGCGTTCATGTTCTTCGTCCTGGATTCGGTGCTCGGTGACGCGGCGGCGATGGTGGACGAGATGGACGCCGGCGAGATGAAGGCCATGTTTCGTGAGTGGCAGGCTGCGTGGCAGGAACGTTCGGAGGCGACTTTCCCGGAATCCTGACGCTCCTCGATCTGATCGAGGGGCACCGCTCCGCGTTTGAATATGACTGGCGCACAAGGTTTTCTATCCCGCTGAGCGCGATCGGTACGCGGGCGATGTCGTGGGGCGAGGCGTATCGCCTGGCACTCGTCCTGGTCGAGGACCAGTCGTCGCGTGTGGGCGCAGCGGTCGCCGATTTGCGCGGCCCCGTGTCGCCGGAATCCCTCGCCCTGTATGGGATCGCGCGCAATTACGTCGCGGTCAACACGGAGCCGAAGCCGAAGCTCTTTGCGCCGGCTGACCCGATGGCCAAGCGTCCGCGCCCACGTGCGCAGTTAAGTGTCACAGAGGTTGACGCGATCTTCCAACGGATGCGAGGTGCCGCCACGTGAGCGAGTTGGCCTCCCGGTTCGTCAGTATTATTCCGTCCTTCAAGGGCGGCGCTCGCCAGATCTCGCGCGAGCTTGACGGGATCGGCGACTCGGCCGGGAAGTCGGCGGGCAAGAAGGCTGGCAGCGGGTTCGCGGCGTCTTTCGGCGGGTCACTGAAGGGTTTCGCTGGCGGCATGGTCGCGACGTTGGGTGTCGGTGCTCTCGTGTCTGGCTTCTCGTCGGCGACGAACGCGGCAAGCGATTTGAACGAGACGGTGAACAAGGCTGGGATGATATTCGGCAGCAACTTCGCGTCGATCGACAAGTGGTCGCGGGGTGCGGCGTCCAGTCTCGGCATGAGCCGTCAGGCCGCGCTGGACGCGGCGGCCGGGTTCGGTGACATGTTCTCTCAGATCGGTTTCGCTGGCGGTGAAGCGGCGAAAATGTCGAAGTCGGTCGTTCAAATGTCGGCCGACCTGGGCAGCTTCAACAACCTCGAAACCGACGATGTGGCGCAACGGATGTCGGCGGCTTTCCGCGGCGAGTACGACTCGCTACAGGCGCTGATCCCGAATATCAACGCGGCCCGTGTCGAGCAGGAGGCGTTGGCGGCGACGGGTAAGAAGTCCGCGGGCGCGTTGACAGCGCAGGAGAAGGCTGCGGCGGTGCTGGCGATCGTCCAGAAGGACGGGGCCCGGGCGATGGGTGACTTTGCGCGCACGAGTGACGGGGTGGCGAACAAGCAGAAAATCCTCGCGGCGAAGATGGAGGACCTCAAGGCCAAGACCGGTAGCGCGCTCCTGCCCATCAAGTCTCTTGCTGTTGACGGGCTCACGCGGCTGGTCGATGGGGCGGCCAAGCTGGGGCCGGCGCTGTCGAGAGTGGGCGGGTTCTTCGGCCCGGTCGTCGCGAGCGTCAAGGGGTTCTTCTCGTCGCTCACGTCCGGCCAGGGCGCGGGGTCGGGTTTCACGTCGTGGCTGACGGGCACGCTGGTGCCTGGCGTCATGGGCGTGGTGAACGCTTTCCGCGGGTGGGTCGCGGTGGCGGCTCCGATCGTGCAGCAGTTCGTGACGGGGATGATGACGCGCTTGGCCCCGCTGCTGCCGACTGTCCGCTCGATCTTCTCCACGGTCGGTCAGATCGTCTCTGTCGCGCTGCAATTTGTGCAGGTGGTCATTCAACGCGTTACGCAGGTGATCGGGTTCATCTGGACCAATTGGGGCCAGGGGATCATGAACACCGTCGCGACGGTGTTCGCCGCGGTCGTGGGGATAGTCCAGCCGGCGCTTAATCTGATTAAGGGCATCATCAGCCTTGTCTTGTCGCTGATCAAGGGTGATTGGTCGGGCGCGTGGGAGGCGATGAAGCAGATCCTCTCGGCGGCGTGGGAGCTGATCAAGGGGATTGTGTCCGGCGCGATCGAGGTCGTGAAGTCGGTCCTGTCGCTCGCGTGGGACGTCATCAAGTCTGTTGCGGGTGCCGCGTGGAATGGTGTTAAGTCCCTGATTTCGGCGGTGTGGGAGGGCATCAAGTCGCTGGTGTCTACGGCGGTCGAGAATGTCAAGACGGCTATGTCGCTGGCGTGGGATTCGATCAAGTCGACCGCAAGCTCCGCCTGGGATCGGATCAAGACGGCTGTGTCAGACAAGATTTCGAGCATGGTTTCGACCGTCAGGGAGATTCCCGGCAAGGTCACGTCGGCGCTGAGCGGGCTCGGGTCGCTGTTGTACAACAAGGGGGCCGAGTTGATTCAAGGCCTCATCGACGGCATCAAGTCGAAGATCGCGGCCATCGGCGACGTGATGCGCGGCGTCGCGGACAAGATCAAGGGCTTCCTGCCCGGCTCCCCCGTCAAGGAGGGGCCGTTGGTCTCGTGGAATCGGGGCGGCGCGGGCAAGCGTCTCGGCGGGATGCTCGCCGAGGGGCTCGATGCGTCGCGCGCCACGGTGGCCGCGGCATCGGCTCGGATGGCCGCGTCGGTCGCGTCACCGAGCATGGCAGTCGCGGTCTCCGCTGATCAGCGAGCGGGCGCCTACCAGCGCCCCGGCGCCACCGATGATCTTGTGAACGCTATCCGCCAGGCCATGTCGGGATGGACCGTCGAGGCTTACGGCAGGGAGCTTGGGCGACTAGTTGACACCTATCACGCGGGGTATGGGCGCCGATGACAGAGCGGGGCGCGGATGGACTGCTCACGCTGACCGCGCATGCGTCGATGCCGGGCGTGCTCATCCGGGTCGAGACGGCCGACCGAGGCAATGGCCTGGTCGTGGTGGTGCGCTCGGTGGAGGGCGCCCCGTGGGAGCGGGTGCGATCGGGTGACCCGGTACGGCTGCTGCGCTCCGGGGGCGTCTACGCGGGCCACGCTTTCGACCTGGCCGCGGTGCCCGGCAAGAGAACCGCATACGCGGTGCTCGACGCAGCAGGCGCAGTCGATGAGCGCCGGTCGGTGTCGATCTTGCTGCCGCCCCTGGGGCCGGTGGAGGCGTGGATCAAGAGCGCTTTCTCGCCGGGCCTTTCGCGCTCTGTGTGTCTGGTGGATGGAGGCAATGTCCGCGCGACCGGCGCGCATGGAGTCACGACGGATATTTTCGGCTCTCCTGTGCCGCATGTGATTTCAGCGGGCCGATCCGCAACCAGCTATGACTTGACGGCCTATTGCCCGACATACGACGACGTGCTGGCTACTCGCGCGCTCCTCATGGCGCCGGGTCCCCTCCTGATCCAGGCGGCGCCAGAGGGTCGCTCATATGACGCCTGGGTCGCGTGGCGGGCGCCCGGTGAGGTTCGCGAGGATCGAATCGGAGACTGGGGATCTCGCACCTTGACCGTGCCGGTGGTGGAGGTGGACGCGCCGGCGACCCTGGATGCTCCGCTGCTGGTGCCGCCAGGTTCGTATGCCGAGCAGTCGCGGGCGGCCCGGTCGTGGGCTGAGTACGCCGCTGGCTACCCCACCGGTGGGGACGCCCTGCTGGCGGCGATAGGGGCGGATCGTGGCGGCGACACCTGAGCAGGTCGCGCGGATGCTGGCCCCGGGCCAGGTGTGCGTTTCGGGCGCTGATCTGTGGCTGACGCCGCGCGGTGAGCAGCGCGTGTCGGTGCCCTTGGTGTCGGCGTCAGGGGATGCGGATGAGTCGCGGGCGTGGCGGCACGAGGCCCGGCTGGTGGTTCCGTCGTCGGTGCCTTTGGCGCATGTGGCGCTGGGCACGCGGGCACGGCTGCGGGCGTCGCGGGTGGGCTCCGATGGGCGGACGTATTGGGTGCCGCTGGTGACGGGGCCGATCGTGCGCCGCTCGTCGTCGCTGGGCGGCGGGTCATACTCAGTGACGGTCCGCTCCCCGGAGTGGGCGGTAGTGTGCGCGGATTTCGTGCGGACCGAGCGGGTGTCAGGGGCGGCGCTCATCGAGTGCCTGCGCTTGATCCGAGAGGCCGTGCCGGACGCCTACGTGCACGTGGATGCACGGTGCCGGGCGGTCAATATTTCGCCGCGGGAGTATGAGGCCGGCCCTGGGTCACGGATCAAGGCCGTGCAGGAGCTCGCCGCGTCGATGGGGGCGAGCTTCTTTTCGACGCCGGGCGGGACGCTGACCCTGGCGCCGCTGGGCACGGCGCGGGATCGGTCGCCGGATTGGGTGATCGAGACGGGCCGGACGCTGACGAGCGCGGCGGTCGATGAGGACGACGAGCGATACGCCAATGTCGTCGTGGTCTCCAATCGTGACGGCGACACGGCGGCGTCGGGGATCGAGTGGGCGCGACCCGGTATGGCGGGCTATGTCGGGGATGCGGCGGTCAAGGTGCTGACGGGCTCGCAGGGGGCGACGGGTGACCTCCACGGCCGGGGGCTGCATGTGCGGCATGAGTCGCTGCCGGTGACGACGGATATCGACGCCTGGGCTGCCGCGCGCGCGATCTATGAGGGGCTGCCTCGCGAGGTGCGGCATGTCTCGGTGGAGGGCTTGGATAACCCGTGGGTCACGGCCGGTAGTCGCTTGCGGGTGACCGGAGATAGGCTCACGTCGTGGCACGCGGTGACCTCGCGGCCGTGGGCAATCCCTTCCGCGCCAATGTCGTTCGAATCAAGGAGGTAAAGCACGTGGTCAGACCTTTGATCCCTGCGCTGGCAGATCTAATCAGCGACGAGCAGGTCGACCTGCCGCGCCAGGTGCAGGGCGCGGCCGACGCGCTCTCGTGGGTGTCGGTGCCGGTCTTTGCCGACGAGGATGAGCGGGACGCCGCGTGGGGCGACGGGTTCCGCGCGCCGTGGGCCTCGGGGCTGTGCCGGATGACCGACACCCCGAATGCTCTCTGGGCGTGGAACTGGGATCTCGGGAAGTGGCAGAAGTACGCGCCCGAGCCCGAATACGTCCGGGGCACAGCGACATTCACCTGGGCTGGAGGGGCGGAATCCTCAAATGTGGTCGCCATTTCCTTCGCCGGTCAAATGTCCGCCCCGCCACCCAAGGTAGAGTTCTCACGCGAATCGAACCCGGGCTCGTCGGCCCGATACGAGGCCTTTATCGTCGCGGGCTCGATCACGACCGCGGGCTGCCAGGTGCAGGCGCTGCGGACCCCTGCCGCGCCCTCCGGTGGGGCGACGGCGACTCTTGCTTGGGATGCCACGAGGAGGCTCTGACATGGGATTGATGACCATTGGCGGCGGGCTAGCCGACATCATCATCGACGACGCGGGCGGGATGCTCACTTTCCGCGCCGCCGCTGCTTACACGCTGTGGGACAGCGAGATCGGCGGCAATCAATACCTGACCCTGCGCACCCCGTCCGGCGACGCCATCGACGGTGCCACGCGCGCCTCGACGAAATCCGGGCGGATCGAGACCACGAATGTGGAGTACGTCGGCGACACGTCCCCGGGCGGCGCATGGGTGGAGTGCCCGTCCGCTTGGTATGGGGAGCGCCGGTGGGTGTGCGCCCACGACGCCTTCGGCGGCACTGGCGGCGGCGGCGGCTCGACCGTCTTCGACGCGATCGAGGTCACTGGCACGATCGTGCTCGGCGGCACGTGGCTGCGCACGAGTGGCGGGGAGTTGCAGAAGTCCCCGGACGGGGAGACGTGGACCACGATCGGGACTGGCGGCGGCGGCACGGTCACCCTGCCATCCGGCCTGCTGCGGGTGATCTGGGCGTCCGAGGGCGTCTCGTCCCTGCCGGCCGACATTGACACCGGACGAGTGCTGTATGTCAATCCCGCTACCGGGGCGACCGCCCCGGCGTGGCTGCGCTCGGGCGTGGACCTTTTCCTGACGACTGTGACGGCCTGACGTGCCGACCGGGCTAGTCTTCGGACGCAAGATGCCGGACGGCTCGACACGCCTCTTCCGGGTGACTGGCACGCCCCCGGATGATCCGCCACCGACGGGCTCCCCCAAGGCGCGGCTTTATGGGATCGGCGGACGATCGCGCGCCCAGACCACGGCGGAGCTGGACCTGGTCAAGGCTGGCCCGGGTGGCTTCACCGTCATCGATTTCCAGTGGCGCGCCCTGCAGCCGAATCGCGGAGCCTTCGACACAGCCAAGGCGGCGTCCCTGCTCAATGGCGTGCGGTGGGCCGCGGACCAGGGCCTCAACGTCCACCTGCGGCAGATGTGCGGGATCTACGCCCCGGATTGGGCGCTCGCGGACGCCGGGAGCCTGACCCCCTGGTACTCCCGGGACAATGCGTCTCGCACGTGGCTCCCGCTGCCGCGTGGGCCGATGCGGTGGACCCACCCCAAGGCGCACGCGGCCTACCGGGATCTGCAACTCCGGCTCGTCGACCTCCTCGGCGGGGAGCCGAATGTCGCGGTCGTGACCGCGGCCGAGATGACGACCGAGCATGCCGAGCCATGCATCAAGCAGTACGCCTACCCCGGCAATGTCGCCACGGCCCGCGCGGCGGGCGTGACGACCGCCCTCGACATCGAGGCTTTCGAGCGGACCTTCGCGACGCACGCCGCTGTGTGGTCTCCCGCGGGGGTCGCCACCTCGTGTGCCTACAACAATCACCAAGGGATCAGCCTGACGGGGTCGGGCATGGATTCCTCGCCTGCGCGGACGCTGGCGCTGATGGATAAGCAGTACGCGACCCTCGGCAAGTTCACGGTGTGGGCGAATAACTCGCTGCTCGACCCCGACACCGAAGACCCGCAGGTCTACACCAAGATGGCGAGCTCTCCCCCGGACGTGTGGAAGCATTTCCAGACAGAGACCACGGCTAAGCACAAGGGGGCTTGGCGTCCCGGCGCGAAGACCTCGCCGGCGCGGACCTTCGAGAAGGCGATCACCCTCGGG